GTGGCTCGGGGCAGGCCCTCGACCAAGCGACTCTCTGATGCCGAACGAGAGAAGATCGCAGAAGCGATACGGGACGGCAAACCTCGTAACGTCATCGCGCGCGAGTTCGGACGCGGCGCCGGAACGATCACCAAGATCGCAAGGGATTTCGGTCTCGCGTTCGACCGGTCGGCCACTAAAGATGCAACCGAGGCGCTCAAGGCCGACAACGAGAATGCCTTCGAGAAGGCGAAGCTTCGGCTGCTCGCAGAGTTCGACAAGGCCCTCGACGAGCTGCACAAACCAGCCAAGGCGATCCACTGGCACCAGGGCGAGATGGTGGAGAAGCAACTCGACGAGCCGACCTTCGTCGACAAGCGCCACATCATGTTCCGGGCCAACGGTGCGATCCAGTACGCGCTGGCGATCGAACACCGGACCCAGGGAGACGACGACACCTCGCAGGCCGCGGTGAACGAGTGGATGCAGTCGATCCGGGCCGAGGCCGAGAAGCGAGCGGCTGAGTGAAGCTCGAAGAAGGTGACATTTCGAGGAATAAAATTCCCGCGAATGTCACCTCGCTAGGCCCCTGCGTCCGATGCGGCAAGCCCGGCACCGAGAGCTTCGACCTCTGCGCCGATCACAACGCCCTTCGGTCCCTTTGCGATGACTGCGACATCGAGCTCAACGAGCTGGTGCTCCGATGGGTGGGGGATCCCGACGTCGAGGCGAAGATCGCTGCCTACCGTAAGTTGAAGTCGTCTATCGACTTAAGTGATGGCGCGGAATCGCCTCAAGAAATCAAGTGATGGGCGCCCTCGACACACTTTCGATTGGTTGTCCGCTGGTGCAGTGGAACGGCGAGAAGGGCCACTGCAACTGGTGTGACAAGGAGCTCACCGGCCGACAACAACGGTGGTGCTCGCCCGAATGCACGAGCGCGTACGGTCGGAACCACTGGTGGGGTGACGCGCGCAAGGCGGCTCTTGAGCGCGATGGATACACCTGCGTCCGATGCGGGTTCGTTGGATGGGTCGACGTCCCCTGGTCAGTGCTCGAGGTGCGGTGGACCGACGACGAGATCGATCAACGCGGTGCCAACCTTCGGGATTGGGCGGTCGCTCTAGGGCTGCTGGACCTCACCGGCTTCGAGCGGTTGGGCTGGTACGAGCAGGATCGGGTCTTGAAGATGGCTTACGAGCGTCTCCCGGAGTCGATCCACGGACTAGTGCGGATCGAGGGCCTGATGCACATGGGCCGCAAGGCTCCGATGTCGGTGCGTCAACAGGACTCGTGGCGCCGCCGGCATCAGCTCGAGGTCAACCACATCGTTCCCTGTGAGGGGAAACACTCGATCACCGGATGCTGGCATCACCTCGACGGGCTCGAAACCCTTTGTCGACCGTGTCATCTCGTCGCTGGCCGAGAGCAACGCGCGGCGAAGAAGCGACAAGGCGTGCTGGCGTGAGTGGTCCGCGCCGGTGCGGCGATCCCGACTGCGAGACGATCTTGTCGCGGTTCAACTCGACGAGGTTTTGCTCGGTGCACGAACGCAAGCGGATGCCAGCTCCCCGAGGCCGGACGAGCGGTTCGCATTCTTCGCCCTCATCTGAGGCTCCAAAACCGGAACCGGCCGCCGCTCAAGCATCCGGGCAGAATGAAAATCGGAATAATCCGTCACCCGAAATCGGGGACGGTGACCTCGAGCGACTCGCCGAGGCGACGTGGATTGAAGCGACCGGCGACGGTGAGCGCGTCCGGCTTGACCTGAAGCTCGGCAACAACGTCATCCTCGCCCGCTGCTACATCTCGAATGTGAAGGCCAAGGATCTCGCCTTCCTCCTGATCCGAGTGTCCGCGTGACCCTCGTCCTCGACCCCAAGAGCTTCACCGACAAGGGCCTCGCATCGTTGATCGGCTCGACCGCACGAATCAACATCTGGCACGGCTCGGTGCGATCGACGAAGACCATCAATGCCAACTTCCGGTGGCTCGACTACGTCGCCCGGGACGCGCCCGAGGGCCCATTGCTCTTCGGCGGCAAGACCAAGGACACGATCGTCCGCAACGTCATCGATCCGATGCAGCAGGTCGTGGGACATCGGGCCCTGCGCGTGGTCGGCAATAACGCCTACCTCTTCGGGCGAAAGATCCACATCATCTCGGGAAACGATGAGGGCTCCGAGAAGCGTGTTCAAGGTCTCACCCTGGCCGGCGCCTACCTCGACGAGATCTCCACGCTGCCCGAGGGCTACTTCAAGATGGTGCTGTCGCGGCTCTCGACCCCCGGGTCCAAGCTGTTTGGGACCACCAACCCGGACTCGCCGAACCACTGGCTGAAGACGGAGTTCCTCGACAAGGAGGCGGAGCTCAACGCGGTGGCGCGGCCCTTCGGTCAGGTCGGACTTCGTCAATTCCACTTCAACCTCGACGACAACCCGCACCTCGACCCCGCTTACGTCGCGTCGCTGAAGGCCGAGTACGGCGGGCCCGGAACGTTGTTCTACATGCGCTTCATCGACGGCAGGTGGGTGTTGGCCGAGGGGGCGATCTACGACATGTGGCAGGAGTCGCTCCACGTGACCCCGTTCCTCCCGCCTCCCGAAGACGTCGCTCGAGCGTGGCTCGGCATCGACTACGGGACGTCGAACCCATTCGTCGCGCTACTGCTGCTGCATGTGACCAAGCCCGTCGATCACATCCTGGTCGCGCGCGAGTGGCGCTGGGATTCGAAGAGACGTAACCGGCAACTGACCGACGCCGAGTATTCCGAGGCCCTCGCCTTGTGGCTTTCGTCGCCCGAGTGCGCGCCCTACGTGCAGCCGGCCCGGGATCTCCCGTCCGGCAACCTGGAGCGCATCTACGTGGACCCGAGCGCGGCGTCCTTCCAACGACAGCTTCACGTCGATGGTTTCCACGGTGTGAATGGTGCGAACAACGATGTTTTGGATGGCATCCGCGCGGTGGCATCGCTGCGAGCGCGACGGCTGCTGTTGGTCCACGACTCCTGCGATGGGCTCAAGGAGGAGATCCCTAGCTACGTGTGGGACCCCAAACAACAAGCGAAGGGACAGGACGCCCCGAACAAGGAGAACGATCACGGGCCGGATGCCGAGCGTTACGGCATCGCATCGGCGAGGACGATCTGGCGCCACTGGTTGGAGCAGGGAGAGTCCGCCCAGACCGGATAGACGCGCTCCGCCCGTCCCCGCCCTTCATCCTGCGCGACATGACCGAACGCCGCCGCGAGGCAACGATCGACGAGCTCGTGACGTTGCTGGCCGACGAGAGTGAGTACCCCGAGGACACCGTCAAGGACATCCTCGACTCCATCGATGATCTCGGTGGCCGCGTTGTGGATGTCACTGTAGTCGAGCCGGAAGAGGCCGACTGATGCAGCCGGTCCCGATCCCTTCGCGCATGTCCATCCAAGGTGCGAAGAAGAAGACGATCAAGGGTGGCAACACGGGAGCGAGCGACGTCGAGGCTTACGTGGGCGTCAACGATTTCACCAACGACAAGGGCGAGAAGATCGGGGAGCTTCCGTTCTTCGCCATGTTGATCGAGGTCGATGAGATCGATATGCGCCACCTCCACCTCGACAACCACTTCTGGATGATCCAGTACGGGCCGCGCCTGCACCCGTTCGCGTTCGATCCCGCCTTCATCTCGCCGGTGCTCGAAGGTATGGACCCCGTCATTAAGGGCCTTCAGGAGATCGGCGACCTGCTCGCGAAGGCATTCCATGAAGCCGGCCAACCGGAGGTCAACGACTCTGCTCTGCGTGCTCGGCTCTCGGAAATCGAGGCGCTCACCCGCAAGCTGCAGCTCCTATCAGGAGGGATAGCACGATGATGGACGTCTGGGAACCGGGGAAGTACCGCATTACGGTCGGCTCGGGTGGAGATGAGCCGAACAAAGTCGACGTAGACGTGGACACGTTCCGTTATGGCGGTCGCGACGGCAACGAGCTCCAGGCCGTGAAGGACAACAAGGTCGTTGCGAGCTGGCGCTGGTGGGATTCGATCGAGCTGATCAAGAGCGCTAAGAACGACGACTGACCCGTGCCCCTCCCCGAAAGCAACACCCCGTGGCCCCTTCCGGGGACCGACGAGAAGATCCTGGAGGAGATGCGCGAGCACGCGGCTTGGTACGCGGGCGACCCGAAGGGACTGAAGGACTTCTACGGCGGGGTGCGCAACGGTCTCTCGCCGAGTCAGCAGGTACGTGGGCGCGCAGCCGGGCACCGCGGCCGCTGGTGGTGGAGCCGTCGAGGCTCCGACGAGGCGAGTCAATCCGAAAAGGTGCAGCTTCACGTTCCCATCGCCGGCGACATCGCGACTACGTCGGCAGACCTGCTCTTCGCCGAAGCTCCGCAGATCGAGATCCCCGAAGCACATGGGGACACTGGTGCGGACGAGCCCGCCGGCGGAGATAACGCCACCAACAGCGCAGCCAAGGTTGCCCAGGGTCGCCTCGAGGAGATCATCGAGGAAGCCGGGGTCCACAACACATTCCTAGAGATGGCGGAGGTTGCGGCCGGCATCGGTGGTGCCTACCTGCGACCGGTCTGGGATGTCGACATCGCCGATCACCCGTTGTTGACCGTCGTACAAGCCGACGATGCGACACCCGAGTTCCGTTACGGGGTGCTCAACGCGGTGACCTTCCATCGCATCCTGCTTCGTGACGGCCGTCGGGTTCTCCGCCACCTCGAGCGTTACGAGATGGGCGTCATCTTCCACGGCCTGTACGAAGGCACGGAGACGAGCCTCGGGAACGTCATCCCACTGACCGAGCACCCGGAGACGAAAGGTCTTGCCGGCGTCGTCGCGGAGGGCAACGCGATCCAGCTTGACGGATTCGCCGGTCTGTTCGTGCGCTATATCCCCAACATGCTGCCCAACCGGAAACACCGCAAGGCTTACCAGGGACGCTCCGACTTGCAGGGGATCGAGGGCCTCATGGATGCACTCGACGAGACCTACAGCTCGTGGATGCGCGACATCCGGGTCGGGCAGGCTCGAGTGATCGTGTCGCAGCAATACCTCACGGGTCCTCGCAAGGCTGGTGAGGGAGCCACGTTCAACGTTGACAAGGAGATCTACACCGCGCTCGACTTCGACCCCACCGACAAGACACCGGGCATCACGCCGATCGAGTTCGAATTGCGGGCCGAGCAGCACGCCGCGACCGCGTTGAACCTCTTGGAGCGTGCGGTATCGAACGCCGGCTATTCGGCTCAGTCGTTCGGGCTCAAGGGTGATGGGAGTGCGGTCACCGCGACCGAGATCCGAGCGCGTGAACGGAAGTCGTTCTCCACCAAGGCGAAGAAGGAGCGCTACATCAAGGGCCCGCTGGCCGAGATCTTGGAGATCATGCTCTTCATCGACAAGGCCGTCTTCGGCGGCAAGCACGAGGTGCTTCGTCCGCGCGTGGGCATCTCCGACTCGATCGCGGAGACGCAGCGTGAGCTCGCCGAGTCAGCCCAGATGCTGATGTCGGCCCAGGCCGCATCGATCAAGACCCGCGTGCAGATGGTCCATCCCGACTGGTCTGACGAGGAAGTGAACCAAGAGGTCGAGCTCATCAAGGCCGAAGAGGCCGCGTCGGTCCCGTCGTTCAACCTCCCAGGTGAAGAGGGCTAGAACCGGATAGACGCGGTGAGCTTCAAGCGTCATCGCACCATGCGTTCGTGACCACCAAGCTCGTTTTCAACAAGCTGATCGCGCCGAGCGGGAACTCTCCGCTCAAGGGCACCGCGGTGATCTACATCGCGAACGAGGCTTGGCTTACCGGTGAGTCGACATCCCTGCGCCACGTCACACGGGCCTCGACCGATTCGACCGGCAAGTGGCAGGTGAGCCTGCGACCTAACTCGGAGATCACGCCAGAAGGCACCGTCTACGTCGTCGAAGAGACCGTCCTTGGGAAGACCGAGACCTATGCGTTCATCGTGCCGGCCGCAGGTGCAGGCCCCCACTGGTTGTTCGACATCCTCACGGATCCACCGGGTGCGCTGACACCTTCGGCTCTCGCAGCAGAGACCGCGGCCCGTATCGAAGCGGACACCGACGAGGCCACCACGCGAGAGGAAGCCGATGACGTCCTCGCGGCTGCGCTGGTAGCCGAGACCGACGCCCGAACCGGCGCTGACGCCGATCTCGCCGGTGCCATCACTGAAGCCGAGACCGACGCGAACGCCTATACCGATTCTCGGGTCGTCAAGGCTGTCATCGACGCCCTGGGAATCGACGCAGCCACCCTTGAGGGGCTGACCGTCGTACAGCTCACCGCTGCAATTACGGCAGCGATCGTGGACGCGTCCCCCGCAACCCTGGACACCTTGAACGAGCTGGCGGCTGCGCTGGGAGACGATGCCAACTTCGCCGCCACGATCACCGCGGCCCTCGCGGGGAAGCAAGCCTTATCGGACGCAGGCATCGGTGGCATCTTCGATTCAGCCGATCCGGTGGGCATCACCTACGAAACCAACTGGGGCATCGACGGCGACGGCAACCCCTACTACGACGAAGACGGTGCCGCTCCAGGCGAAGACGCCATCTTGTTCATCGACAACTCGGGCGCGTTCGCGCTCGCACAGCCCTAGGAGGCGAACGTGGTCAAGAAGCTCCTGGCAACACCCGAAGACATCGCAGCGGCCCTACCCGATGGAACCGCCCCAGGTGACGTGCCTATCTGGGACGGGGATTCGTATTTACCGGGCGCTCCTGCGGGTGGAGCTTTGCCGGGGTTCTCTGTCTGCGTGGCTGCCAACGCTGCCTTCACTGGCGTCGCCTACATAGACCCCATATCTTTCCCGACGGTCCTAGAGGACACCGATGGGTTCGTGACCAACGCCACGGACTTCACCGTCCCGGCTGGTCTGGGCGGGCTCTACGAGCTCAACGTGAATATCCGGGTAGAGATCGGCGCTCCCGCAGAGTTGTTGATCATCAACGCCTTCCCAGAGGTCTATAACGACGGCTACGCCTTGGATTTCTTAGGCATCGAACAGTTCCCGCAGGTTCCTAGCCTGGTTGGTCACCGGATATTCAGCTTCGCCCGCCGAGCGGTACTTGATGACGGGGACGTGCTCCACGTTGGCCTCTTCTGCCAAGCAAGAGACGCAGCGGGCAACAATGAGGACGCCGCTTTCAACGCCCTGGTCAAGTACGTCCGCTACCTCCCAGACGACATCTACGCATCCAGCTTCGTCGCGACCCGGATAGGAGACGCCCCATGACCTACGTAGCTACCAACATGACGCCCGGTTACGAAGCAGGCCAGAAGGTGGACGTGAGCGGCTGGCCTGAAAAGAAGATCGCTGCCTACCTCCGAACGGGCCGTCTCGAAGAGAAGAAGTGACCACGACCGACAAGATGGATTACAGCGCGGTCGCTGAATTGGAGGCTTGAGATGTGCCCATATTGCGGAGGCGAGATGGTGTGGGTGAGCCACTTCTACGGCTCGGTGGATCATCCCCGTGGGCGGAACGTATGCGTCTCCTTCGGATCGAATTGCCAGTGGCGGACCACGGCTCAAAGGAATGATTCCGCGGGCGTTGATTCGCAAGTAATCATCGAAGGTCTACGCCGCAACTGTGAGCACCCAGAGATTGAGCGTTCGATGCTGACATGCGAGGTACGTCGTTTCGACGCTATTGCTCACATCGAGTCCTTACAGGCGGCAGCGTGGGCGAATGGGTTAGAGCGTGACGAAGCCAACGACCGCCTAGGGAAAATCCACGGGCTGCTCAACGACCGGCACAATGCCGTCCGCATAGAAGCAGCGCAGGAGTTGGCCCGTCCAGTTCGATTGACGAAGGTAGTCAGCGAATGACTACGGCCCCAAGGATGGATTACCGGCAGACCATGCCTAAGCCACGCTCCGAGGTTCTAACGTCACACCGGTCCTAGGACCGTGCCTGTCTCCCCTGCGCTCGGCGAGCGGTTCGGTGCCAGGCTTCTAGCGATCTACACCGAGGCCGAGTTGGCCATGTTGGAACGGGTCGCCCGTCGCATCGAACGCGGGATCGACGAGCCGGGATGGGCCGAGCACAAGCTCTTGGAAGTCACCGAGCTGAAGCGCGAGACCCGCGCGATCCTCGAAGGGGTGCGTCGCACCGGCACCACGGAGATCCCCAAGGCGATCGAGGACGCGTACGCGGCAGGGCTGACCGAAGCCCGTCGCGATCTCGCCAAAGCCGAGGGGGAGTTCACGGTGGCGAGCAACCCCCGGTTAGTCACTTCACTCACCACCGAGACGATGACCCGCGTGCAGTCGACGCACCTCCAGATCCTGCGTACCTCAGACGACATCTACCGATCGACGGTCGCTCGGGCGAGCTCGCAGATTGCAGTCGGAGCATCGACACGCCGGGAGGCCGCGCAACTCGCGTTGAACGAGTTCGCGAATAACGGGGTCACGGGGTTCGTCGACTCGTCGGGCCGTTCGTGGGACATGGCTTCCTATGCGGAGATGGCCCTGCGTGCGACCACCGGCCGCGCATCGGTGTCGGGTCACGCGGACTCTCTCGAGGCGAACGGGCAAGACCTCGTGATTGTCTCGGACGCTCCGGAAGAGTGCGAGATCTGTCGGCCGTGGGAGGGGCAGGTGCTGTCGCTTTCGGGTAGCGACCCCAACTATCCGTCACTTGCAGAGGGTGAGGCCGACGGCCTCTTCCACCCCAACTGCCGGCACCGTCTCGGCATCTACATCGAGGGCGTCACCCGTTCGATGGGCAAGACCGCCGATCCGATCGGGTCCACCGAGCGGGCCCAGCAGCGTTACCTCGAGCGCGGTGTCCGTCAGTGGAAGCGCCGTGAGGTCGTGGCCATCACTCCCATCGACAAGGTCACCTCGGCGTCGAAGCGCACGGAGTGGCAGACTCGGCTCAAGAGCTTCGTAGAAGACAACGATCGCAAGCGACTGGCCTACAGGGAAAGTGTCTCAGTCGCTCGCTAGAGTCACCACGTGACCGACACCGAGATCGCATGGGCAGCCGGACTCTTCGACGGCGAAGGAAGCGTCACAATCAAGAAGCGTGGAGGCGCGACCATCCAACTTGGGATGACGGACCTTCCTCTCGTCGAGCGGTTCACTCGAGTTGTCGGTGTTGGATCCATCTCGGGGCCACGCATCCAACCGAATCGAAAGCCTTCGTGGGTTTGGTTCGCCTGCGGGCTGAATGCCGTTTCGGTCGCCCGTCTCTTGCTGCCTTATGTCGGGGACCGGAACATCGGGAGATTCGAACGACTCATTCAGTATTACGACGCCTGTAAGAACGGAGTCTGCGAGACCTGCGGCGTCACGTTTTCGCGTGTTCACCGAGATCGTCGCTACTGCAGCACGTCGTGCCAGTGCAAGGGGTATCGTCGCCGAGGCAAGAGGAAGAGACCTGCTCTAAGTCGGTGATCGCCGGGGGGCGCGTGACTGGACCGAGCTTCGAGATGTGCATCCTCTCGATCGAAGACATCGGAGAGGCGCTCGACGTTGGACCTGGGTTCCGTCGTGTGCGCATCACCTACCAGTACGGCGACGGCATCACCACCATCGAAACCGTGCGCGGTCCCGACGATGAGGACGTGACCGGAACCGGATAGACGCGGCGCTCCTTCGCGTGCGTGCGATGTTCGCCGCGCACCGTGGAGCAGTCAGGAAGCTCGTCGGGCCCATAACCCGAAGGTCCCCGGTTCGAATCCGGGCGGTGCAACGTCAGATCCGCCACGCACAGGAGGACCGCGTTGAGAGACTTCTTGAACCTCTTCCGATGGATGCCACTTCGCGACGGTGAAGGTGGAGGTGCTAGTGGTGGAGGCGAAGGATCGGGCGGCGCTGGTGGCGCGGGCGGCGGCGACGGTGGGGCAGGCGGCTCGGGCGCTGGTGGTGGTAACGAAGGCGGCGCCGGTGCTGGTGCAGGTGGCGGCGCTGGAGGCCAAGGCGGAGCTGGACAAGGCGGCAACCAGGGCGGTGCAGGCGATCCTCTCGCGAACCTTCCCGAGGCCATAAAGACCGAACTCGAGACCCTCCGAGCCGAGAAGTCTAAGAACGACGACGAGTTGAAGCGCGCGCGCGACGAGGCGGCCAAGTTGCGAGTCGGTGCTCAGGACCGCGCCAAGGCTGCTGCACGGAAGGCGCTCGAAGACGCGGGTGTCGAGATCCCCGATGATCTCAAAGACACCCCCGAGGGCGACGAGCAGGCGGCCGCCGCGCACAAGAAGGCCGTCGAGGACATGGAGACCAAACTCCGTGATCGCGACATCAAAGATGCGATCCGCGACGAGGCCGATGAGCAGGGTGCGAACTTCCGTTTGTTGCACGGGTCCTTGCTTTCTTCCAACGCGCTCTCTACTCTCGACCCAACCGCTGACGACTTTGCGGCGACGGTGAAGACTCTGGTGCAGGCCACCATCGAGAAAGAGCCGTTGCTTAAGAAGGGGCAGGCCCCCGGTAAGTCGGGAGGCGATTTCGGTGGAGGCGGGCCCTCCGACGAGAAGCCGAAGTCACTCGAAGACGCCATCACCGCAAAGCTCAAAACTAACGCGTAGGGGCGGGCCCCCACTCATCAACGCCTAGCGGGCTTTCGGAGCGGCGTCTCCCGTCGTCCCGAAAGGAGGGGCCGTGCCCCCGATGAAATCCGTGCTGGTGATCTTGATGATCGCCGTGCTCGTACTACCGGTGCTCAACGCCGTGGCTCTCATGCGCGGTCAGGTCCAGGGCAAGACGCTCCTGCACCTGACGCACATGGACATCTCGACGCATCCGAACCGGGCAACACGTAGGTCGATCAGCCCACTGCTTGGTCGCACGTTGTTCGTGCTGCGCGGAGAGACCGGTGTGGTCACGCTCGCGCAGGCCAAGCTGAATGCGACCGACGATGTCGACATCCAGGTGATCGACGAGTTCCGCAAGTCATCCTGGTTGCTCGACAACATGGCCTTCGATGATGTCGTGAACGCCACGGGTCGAGGTGCGACGCTCACCTACGGCTACACCCGCCTTGTTACCGAGTCGGGTTCCGCCTTCCGAGCGATCAACGCCGAATACACCAAGAGCGAGGCCACCAAGCAGCGCGTCTCGGTGGACCTGAAGCCCTTCGGTGGTGCTTTCTCGATCGACCGTGTTCTCGATGCGATCGCACAGGGGGCCGAGACCGCCTTCCAGATGCAACAGAAGATCAAGTCCACCCGGGCTCTCTTCCACGATGCAGTCATCAACGGTGACACCGGCGTCGATGCCAACAGCTTCGACGGTCTCGACAAGGCGCTCACCGGTACCTCGACGGAGATGAACGCTGATGTCGTGACGGACTGGACCGCGGTCAACACCGAGGCGCTCGCTCACTCCCAGATAGACGTTCTGGATGAGTTCCTCGAGCTCCTCGACGATGACCCGGTCGCGATCTTCGGCAACAAGAAGGGTCTTGCGAAGATCCGTGCCATCGCACGGCGCGCGGGCTACTTCACCCGTTCGGAGAATGCCTTCGGTCAGTCGATCGAGAAGTACGGAAACATCGCGCTGGTGGACATGGGCAACAAGCCCGCCTCGTCCAGCCCGATCATCCCGGTCGAGGACCGCACCGTCGACGGCGAGGAAGAGACGGGTCTCACCGACCTCTACGCCGTACGTCTCGGACTCGATGCGTTCCACGGTCTGTCACTCGCTGGCCAGAAGTTGATCCGTCAGTGGCTGCCCAACTTCTCCGAGGAAGCCGGCAACGCCGGAGCGGTGAAGGACGGAGAAGTCGAGATGGTTGCCGCGGTCGCGCTTAAGCGAACGAAGGCGGCTGCAGTTCTGCGCAACGTCAAAGTCGTCGCGTAACACCGCATCACCGAACCACCAGCACGAACCGCTGGTTGGACCGTCCAACTAGCCCATGAAAGGGGCTGACGAAACATGGAGGTTCGCTCTCCGAACCCGGAATACACCGGCGCTGGACCCCACGGGGTCGCGTTCGTTAACGGCGTCGGCTTCTGCTACAGCGCGGTCGCGATCGATTGGTTCCGACGCAAGGGCTACGAGCTCCTCGACGAGCCGCAGTTCGACACGCCGGACGTCACCAAGGCTGCCAGCGGCAAGGGTGGAACTGACAGCCGCGATGTGATCCCGGCCGTTCCTTCCGAGGACGCGTCGGAGTCGAAGCTGCTCACCCAGGAAGAGCGTCGGACGCGTTACGGCATCGGTGTCGGGACCCTGCTTCCCGAGGGTCACTCGATCACGGGTGCGCCGGCGATCGATGCTGGTCTTCCCCAGCTCTCCCGAGAGCAGCGTGCGAAGTTGCGCGACTACCTCGAGGAGACCGAGGAGGCACGCGTCGAGGCGGCCCACGACGAGCTCGACGGATCCGGCAACGTGCGGACCGCCGACGACATCGCCGAAGACGGGCCCACGGTCACACCGCCGCCTGCTCCTAGCGGCAACTTCGACTCGATGTCTACCGCTGACCTGCGTAAGGCAGCACAGGCCGCGAACATCCAAGGCCGCACCACCATGAACCAAGCTCAGTTGCGCGATGCACTCAAGGCCGCCGACCAGAAGTCGAACGCCTGATGCGCTACCGCGACGAGAAGACCGGAGAGATCCACGTCACCGTGGATGACTCCGCTAAGGACAAGCGGCTCGCGAAGGATCCGGACCGGTACAAGAAGGTCACGGAGAAGCAACTAGCGTCCGCCCAGGCCAAGGCGGAGACGCCTCAGGCGGAGGCTGCAGCAGTGGCCGAAGCCGCCGCGGGATCGGAGGCGCCGCCTAAATAGCGGCGTTCCACTGATGACGACTTACGCGACCGCAGTCCAGTTGGAGGACTACCTCGGCACAGCCGTTCCGGATGATGCCGAGCGACTCCTTCAACGCGCCAGTGAGTTGATCGAGTCGTTCTTCCTCGGTCCCTACGACGTCGATGACGTAACGGGGTTCCCGAGCGATGAACGGATCGCCGGCGAAGTGGCCAAGGCCGCGTGCGCGCAGGTCGAATACTGGTTGCAGACCGGAGATGAAGCGGACGTGCTCACTGGACGGACCTCGGTCTCGTTCAACGGCGCCATGTTCATGTCCGGCAAGGGACGGAGACTGGCACCCCGCGCGGCCGATGCGCTTGGTCGTGCGGGGTTGCTGGTCGGGGTAGATGCGTTGTGAAACTGCCTCCGATCCTGTTCAACCACACGGTAACCGTCGAGCCCTCGATCGGCGAGACGGCTTATGGGCCGAAATTCGGGAGCCCGGTCGAGCTGAAGGTGCGGGTTATCTCGCGTCGGCGTCTCGTGAAGACCGGCGACGGTGAAGACCTGATGTCGGATGCCACGGTCCAAGCGGATGCCGATGCTCCGATAGATCTCGGTGCGCGCGTGACCCTCGATGGGCGCACGCTCACCGCGGTCCAGGTGCTGAAGCCGGAGGCCCTCAACGGCAAGGCCACACATCGTGAGGTGTTGCTCGGATGAGCACCCGGGTCCGGTACTTGGGTGATGAGGTGAAGGCAGCTCTTCGCGCGAAGGGCGTGCGGGGGTTGTTCCTCGGTTCCGAACATCTCCTCGAGGAGTCGAACCGCACCGCACCGATCGAAGAGAACACGCTCATCGAGTCCGGGGCGACCGACGTCGACGAGGCCAACCTCACCGCATCCGTGTATTACGACACGCCCTACGCGCGTCGTCAGCACGAGGAGCTGGAGTGGGAACACGATCCAGGCCGTCGAGCGAAGTGGCTCGAGCTGACGGCTAAAGAGCGCAAGCCTGCGATCGAGCAGATCCTGGCCGATGCGTTGGGTGACCACTGATGTTCGCCGCAGTGATCGCCGGGCTCCTTGCCGAGCGGGACATCGTTGAATTCGACGAGACCGGGGCCACCGGTAACACGTTCATCAATCACCTTCCAGCCAAGCCGGACGTTGCGGTTCGCATCACGGAGCCGCCCGGCAACGAGGGTGATTTCAAGTTCGCGTACGACCGCCCGAGCCTGCAGGTATGGGTGAGAGGTGACGGCGACCCTCGAACCGCGGAGAACCTCGCGCGTTCGATCTACGACTCGTTGCAGGGGATGGCCATGGTCGATGTTGGTGACACACACATCGTCTGGATGCTGGCCCTCACGACACCAGGATCCGTCGGTCACGACGGCAACGGTCGCTACGAGTACGTCATCAACTTCAACGCCGAGGTCAAAGCGTTGGTGCCAGGTAACCGTGAGTTGTAAGGGAGGGAACGTGGAAACGATCAAGAGGTTCTTCAGGGAGCGGATCGACTCTCTGCGTATGTGCTTCACCTACCTGGGCGAGCTCGGGGAAGTGCAGAAGACGCTCATACGTCAGTGGACGGTGTCGATCAACACAGGCACACTCCTCGTTCCGGTCTGGACCGAGGTCGCCGGCATCGACAACGTTGCCCCGACGCGCAGCAAGGCCAACGCCGACACCGGTGACTTCTCCTCGGGTGGTTGGGATGAGCACCTCCCGGCCGGCCGTGGTCGCAGTCTCACGTGTTCGGGTCACTACAAGGAGGACCCGGCCACCGGTGCGCGCGATGCAGGGCAGGCCGCGTGCGAGGCTCTCGCCGACGAGATCGGTCCAGACGGCGTCGGGCAGTTCCGCTTCGAATCCCCGGGTGGTAACGGGTTCACGTGCAAGGCGTCGGCCGACATCACCGGTCCCGGTGGTGGCAAGAACGACGCGGCTTCGTGGGGCGTTGTTGTTGACATGACGGGCCCGCCGACCGCGCTGGTTCCCTAACCGATGACGAACCGGTTCCGAGACTTCGACGCGTTCTTCGAGGAGAAGGACGGGCCGAAGGAGCCGTTCATGATCCGCTTGTTCGGCAAGGAGTGGACGCTTCCCGACGACGCTGCTGCAGACCAGATCCTTCGGCTGCAGCGCGTCCGTTCGTCATCGTTGCAGCTCGCGATCAAGACCAAGGCGGATCTCGCCGCCACTTTGACCGATGCAGAGGTGGCCGAGTTCAAGGACAGCCTCGGCGGGTTCGACATCAAGAAGGAAGCTCACGAGCTCCTCGGTGAGGACAACGTCACAGCGTGGTTGAAGGATCACAAGTTGCCCTACAAGAAGCTCACCTCGATCTTCTGGTGGGCGGTCTCGGTGCACGAAGGATCGGTCTCGGCCAGTGATGGCCCGGGGGAACCCAAGGCCCCGAAGGGGGCGGCTCAGAAGGCGACGAGAGCCAAGGTGGCCAGAGCGAAGACGGCCCGACGGAAGAAGACCTCGCGCTCTTCGAGCACTGGTGGGCGATCGAAGCCGACTTCCACCGCGAGTACCGGGTAGAGCTCGACACCGTTCTGAAACCGCTGTCGAAAGGCGGCAAGACGTGGAGATGGTTCGACACCCGACTTCGGGGTCTCAGTGCGGAGTCGATCTGGGTGTTCCTCCTGAGCCGCAAGAAGGAAGAGCCGCAAGTGATTGACGACTACGACGGCTCGGCCCTGATGAGCGCCGTGGGGCTGACCGTCATCGACGGAGGCAAATCGTGATGCTCGCTGTCGCACTTTCCGGTAGCGCTACGGGGGGCCTTCTATCCGAGGCGTTCTCCATGGCGGCCGAGGCCGCAGCGACCGTCGTCGGCGGGCATGTGCCAAGCGATGAGGTGACCCTGTGAAAGTCGGCGAGCTGTTCTGGGAGCTCGGCCTCGATATGGGGATGTTCGACAAGGAGCTCGACGAGTCCGATCGCAAGGCCCAGTCGGTCAGCTCGGGTGTGGAGCAGACCTTCAAGCGTGCCGCTCTAGGGATCGCTGCTGCTGCAGGTCTTGGGTTCCATCAGTGGCACGAGGGCTTCGAAGCGATCCGCACCCAAACAGGGGCCGAGGGTGAAGAGCTCGAGGGCCTCATGGTTGTTCTCCGAAACGTCTCCGGTCAGGTCAAGGCTTCCCTCGGTGACATCGGTCAGGTGCTGGGGTTCGTGCACGTCAAGACTGGATTGGTCGGTGACGAGCTCGAAGACCTGACCGTTCGCGCGATCAAACTCGCGGAAGTTACCGGTGGCGACGTCAACGGGACCGTCCGCACCGCGGTAAAGCTCTTCACCTCCTGGGAGGTCGCGACCAACGACCAAGCGGCTGCGCTCGAGCTTCTCTACGCGGCCTACCAGAAGACCGGTGTGGGCATCGAAGAGATCGCCGGCAACTCCCTTCGGGCACGCACCCTGCTTCAGGGCCTGGGGATGGACTTCGAGGATTCGATCGCGCTCGCGGCCAAGTTGGGCTCCGCTTTCCCTCAGGTTTTCGCTGGCCTGCGCATCGCTCTGGCAACGTTGTCGAAGGACCCCTCGGTCAAGAACATCCCCGCCGCATTCCGAGAGATGGTGGAGGAGATCGACAACGCCGGTTCATCGGCCTCCGCGAACCGCAAGGCGATCGAACTGTTCGGGTCGCGCGCTGGCCCCTTCCTGGCTACGGCGATCCGTGAGGGCAAGCTAGAGCTCTCGGACTTTCTAACCGAGCTCCGCAACAGCCACGACACCATCGGCCAGGCACACGACGACGTCCTGACATTGATCGATCGCTTCCGGATGGTTGGCAAGTACTTCACGGCAGCCGTCGGTCCGGCGCTTCAATGGGGTTCGGCGATCGCCACCATCGCGTCGGGTACGGCTCCTCTCATCCGCGGGGTAACCATGGCGGCGGGCGCGGTCGGTGGACTGACGCTCTCTTCGATAACCAACAGCACCGCTGTCGTAACGATGGGTGTCGCGTGGCTTGGCCTCGTGGCTATCGCTGGATCGGTCGCGGCTGCGATCGGAGTGATGACGCTGGCGATCGGTGCAGTCACGCTAGCTGTTGCTGCGGCGGTCATTGGGTTCAAGGTATGGCAGGACAATCAGCGAGCGCATCAGGAATCCGTTGACGCATCTAGCAGCCTGCTAAAGGCGTACGCCGTCAACGTCGCCACCGGAACGCATTCCCTCGAGGACTGGCGCAACCAGATCCGTGCCACGCTCGCGGACGAGAGTCTTTCGATCCAGGAGAAGGCCAAGCTCGCGGCGGAGGCCGACCGTCTCACAGATGCGATCAACGACGGAACCCTCGCAGCAGAGGGTGAAGAGAAGGCCCAAGAGGGGCTAGCCAAACGTCATAGAGAAGCCGCTTCGGCAGCGCGCGAGCAGTGGACTGCGGAGTTACAGCTCGCCGGCGGGATGCTCGGTGTCGAGGCTGCCGCGCTCGGACGTCGTGACGCCATGGATCGTGTCATCGAGGTCCAGACGAAACTGAATCGGCTTGAGGCCAACGGCAAGGAAGACACGAAGAAGTACGCCGCGACCCAACGTGAGCTGCGCGAGGCGAACCTAGGTGCTCTCCAGGCGGCTCTCGGTCTTGAGGAATCCGTTCGCTCCTACGTCGAGGAGCTCCGTCACGGCGGGTCCTCACGGAAGGAAGCGATCGACGAGATCCGAGAGTTCGGGCGGCAGACGGGTGTGAGCCGCGATGAGGTCAACGAGATCATCGGTCGTATCGACTGGTTGAAGGGCCGTCTCAACGAGATCAAGTCACCGCCGCCCATCGACATCAAGATCACGAATATGGACCGCGCGATGGCGATGGTCGACGGGTTCATCGGGGCCCTGGGCGCCATCCCCGGAGCCATCGCGGTGAATGCTCCGGTGCCGAGCGCTTACGCACCGAACCACATGATGGGCCCCTCGGCTCCAGCGCGGAGCCCGTTCGCCCCTCGGCCGACGCAAGGGCCACCGTCTCCGCCTCCTCCCACGGTCGGCCCGCGCACGCCGCGCGGTCGACGAGACGGAGGAAACATCATCATCAACAACGCAGGAGAACCCGTTGACTCGCCGCGCACGATCCGTCGTCTCAAGGACCGCATGCGCCGCCACGACGTGTTGCTGGGCAACTACTGATGGACGCCGCGCTCGATCGTCTCCGGATCGTGAAGGAAGACCTCGTGACCGTGGTCCTGAATCTGAATGCTCTTCAAGAGGGTGGGGCTAGTGGTTTCCAGGTCAGCATGCTCGACCTCGGCACCCTGCAGATCCCCGGGCCCGCCGACGGCTCCGAGTTCTGGACCTTCGATATGCCCGCAGATCCGATCGAGTGGGCGATGAGGCTTAAGGCACGTCGAGCTGACAAGGACTACATGGAGCTTCGCTCGATGTTCCGCGACCTCGGGCTTGCCCTGAAGGACGGCAACTGGATCGAGTTACGCGAGCGCGCGGGCGAGCCCAGCATCTTCTTCAAGTTCCGACCGCTGATGATCCCGAGCTTGTTGCGCGGCCAAGTAACCATGTGGTCGGTGCTCGACCAGGGTTCCGACGAGATGGAGTCCGAGACCCTCGATCTCCTTCGTGAACCCTTCCTTCGGGAAGCACCGGTCGAGCTGCTCGAGGCCGGGGCGATGACCAACGAGGTCGGCATGTTCGCTGCCAAGGTCTTCAACCCCGGGACCATGCCGTCGCCGGCGAAGCTCACGGTCGTTGTCCCCGATGTTGCAGCCGAGGGTGTGCAGCTCCGAGTCGCGACCAAGCCTCACGACTCAGAGGCGATCGCGGATGCGCACTTGGCTCTCTACAGTGTCGAAGCCGAGGACGGCACCGTGGGCACCAACACGGCGAACGAGATCGATGCCAACGCGTCCGGCGGCAACTTCACGCGCACGACCTATGCAGCCGTGGGCTACTCGCGCGAGCGCGTTGAAGTGATCGTGGTTCCGCCCACTGCGAATGCGAAGGCTGCTCTGGAGGGCGAGCACGATGTCTACGCGATCGTTCGAATAACCGAGGCTTCCGAGCAGACCCTTGGTCTCAAGTCGGGCCTTCGTAGCGTGAATCCTCTCGACAACACGCATGACCCCGTGACACTTGATGCGAAGGATGCCAACTCCGAGATGTGGGTGCCGGTCAGGCTCGGGCGGATCGAATACACCACCAACGCCGATGAGCTGGTGTGGCAACTGTGGGCGCAGTTGGACGAACAGCCCGGAGCAGCGGTCCTAGACGTCGACTACTTCGTTCTCATGCCGATCGGGACCAAGGTCATCACTGCTGGCGTGATGGGATGGCGAGCTGGTCGAGCCGCGGTGGAGCGATACCGCGGCGACGAGCTAGTCACCCCGACGAGTCCCGCGGGATTGACGGCCGGAACGGTGAAGGAGAGCGGCGTTGTTCTTGATGCCAATGACGAAGCGGTGGGGACTCAGCCCAACGCCGGTACCCCTTACCCCGCGGGCCGATTGGTGGTCACTGCTCGCGTAACCGTCAAGGATCAGTCTGGAGATCGCAACGAACTCGGCGTCCTTCGCCTCCGGAACATCACCGACGGAACCACCGATGTTTCTCGCAAGATCTACTCGAAGAAGAACCGCAAGGAGTGGGAGACCGAGGTCGAGATCGCGTTGAGCACGAACGCGGCCAAGCTCTACCAGGCACAAGTCGAGGCGACCAACATCGATCCGGACGCGAGTCAGAAGATCGTGGTCGAAGAGCTCCGCACGCGGTTCGTTCGCGTTGTAGGTGACGGCGACAGCTTCGTACTCGATGCCGATGAACCTAAGAACGACGGTGTCTGGGCAGACGGGGTAAAGGTTGCCCACCTTCCGGCGATCACGCATCTCACGCTCGAGCCCGGGTGGTCCACGGTCCTCATCCAGATGGGCGAATGGTCCGGGCTCGCCTATCACTCAGACGTCGACGAGCGTGAGCCACTTGCCAAGATCGTTCAGGAACGGGACTTCGAAGCGACACTCGAAGTGACCCCGATGCATCCGGCATGAGATCGAAACTCGGGACCGTCGTGCACCAGGTCACCTCGGACGAGGGCACCTGCACATTCCGCGCCACGGAGCATTGGGAGGCGACCGAGATCGCACCCGGTGGCTATGAAGGGGCGAAGGAAGCGATTCCCGAGAGCATGTATCGGAAGCACCGCGGTGCCTTCAAGCGAGGGGCGGTCTTCCGGTCGTTCCTCGAGCAGACCGGCGAGTGCATCTTCGGCGGCGAGATCCCCGACGATCCGACCGTTAATGACGGGCGCCTCGACATCGCCGTTGATGGTTGGGCGAAGCGTCTCGAGCAGAAGGCAGGACGTCTCCTCTACAAGAGCGACGATCTTGGTGAGTGGGTGAAGCACAAAGGGCGGCTCTCAGGCGGACCCCGGAAGTGGGAGGCCGATCTCGATTCCGACTACTCCCACGGCCCCTTCGCTCTCGACGGTCCCTACCTCGGGTTCAAGCGTCACCACTTCAACATCATCGATGAGGGTGCCTACGGCACGGCCGGTTGGCAGGCGGCAAATGTCGAGGGTTACGGGGAAGCCTTCCAGTTCGCGACCCCCGGCTTCAGTGGTCTGACCCGACTCAAGTTCAAGGCTTACGGCGTCGGACACAGCTCGTTCTCCGTGAACGGTCGATCGCCCGGATGTCACCTGAAGGTGTGGGCTCTGAGTGACGAGGGAGGCGCCTACCTGATGGATGTCTTTTGGTACGGCATCAGTGGAGCGGGTGACGGGCTCGAGGTCGACGTGTTGCTCACCGGTCCGTCGATCAACTACGGGTTCCCAGGACCTTCGCACGATTGCATGATGATTCGCCTAGAAGTGGGCGACATCTATCAGGGCATCCTCGAAATGTTCGCGAAGTATGGGGTCCCACCCGACGCCGCCTACTCGCCGAACGGTGTGGCCAATCAGTACGACTCCTGGACGAACCCGATGCAGCTCGTGGTCTATGACGTTGAGGTCTTCGGGATCTCCACGGATAGCGACATGTCAGTTTCGGCCGGGGTCCGCGACATCGCCTCGCGCGCGGGGGTCCGGGACTCCCAGGTCACCGAGTTCGGCTTCAACATGCTGCCCCTGGATTTCAGGAACGGTGAAAGCTACGCCGAGTGCCTCGCTTATCTAGGGATGCTGGTCGGAGCCCGAGCTCTGATGCTCGACACCGGCACTCGCCCGTACCTGGAGTTCGACCGTCCCTCGAAGAGGGTCTGGACGCCCGATCGACATCAGCGGGTCGACACCTGGGCGCTGCGACGTTATGACCGAGCGAGCTTCCCGTGGCGATCGACGAATGGTCACTCGCATGGGTGGACCCAAGTGGTGGCGGAAACACCTTTCGAGAAACCGCGCTCCTATGGGCGAATCCAGATGACCGATCGGTTTCCGTCGGAGGAGCGTCTAGCAGTGGTGGGAGGCCAGGTCGTGGAGCAACTCGTCAAGCATCGGCTCGGTGGGGATTTCGACATCACCTACGTCACCGATGACGACGGCGCGATCCGGTCTGGCTACCTAGTTCACGCCGGCGACATGATGAAGAACAAGGAAGGGTCGGGGCGCGGAGCGATCGCACGCAAGACGATGACCATCCGCGGCGTGTCGGGGCAACTGGAGACCAACCTCCTATCTCTCGATCGCCTGCTCGAGCACGAAGCCAAGCGGATGCAGAGGGCATCGTGATGGGCCGGCAAGAAGGGACGTGCGGGTGTGTCCTTCCTTGAATCGGCCATCGTCGGAGTCACAACAGCCGGGATCACCGGGACCGAGCTCGCTGCTCTTCTCACAGCTCTCACCGGAATTGCTGCCCTACTTGGCAAGTGGTGGGGTGAGCGCCGAGGTCGACAAGAGAGGCAGGCTGCGGCTGACCTTGAAAAGTCCGTTGCCGTCATCAATGCCTACGCACAGCTCGTCAAGGATCTTCAGGGTCAGGTGGATTGGCAGGCGAAGGCGCACGGAGCGGATCGTGCTTCCTGGGCGACAGAGAGGGCAGAGCTTCGCGCGCGCATTGCGAAGTTGGAGAAGCAGGTCAGGGAGCTAAGGGGGCAACTTGAAAGAAGAGGGGAAGACACCGGCGCCCCAAGCGGAATCGGAGATCGACGAGGACCTACGGGTGCCAAAAGAGACTGAGCACGCGATCTTCGACACGTTCGTAGCTCGAGCCGATCGCCTTGTGGCGGAGTCCCACCGACTAGCCAACCGGATCACCGAGGCCAACCTCACTATCTCGCTCGTGGGACGGAAGTTCCTTGCCTACGCTGGTATCGCGGTGGTGGTGGGGTTCTTCCTTACCGCCACGTACGTCTCGCAGTGCGCGGTGATGGGGCAGCCGACGTCGGAAGCGAAGGCGACCGTCTGCGATGCTCTCTATCCGTTCCAAGGACACAGTGCGTCGACCACACGCGATGGGGGACCCGAATGGTGGGCGCCCCTCCCATGGGCGGTGGCGATTGCAGGTGCCACGATCTGGTACCGCCGAGCCGAGAGGTTCGTGCTCCGAGCGCAGAGACGGCTTCGTCAGGACACCGCTCGGTCGAAGGAAGACCAGGAACGCAAGGGTTACCTCTAGCCTCCCGGATAGACGCGCTCTCGCGACCCCCGCTTCCTACTGTCGGTGCATGACCCCGTCGCCTCTGGGCACTGCTCCCCACGTTCTTCTGGATGCCACCGACGAGATCGGCACGACGGAGAACCCCGCTGGCTCTAACCGCACGAAGTATGGCCGGGCCTTCGGGTTGGACGGCTACGCATGGTGCGCGATGTTCGTGTGGTTCATCCTGGTGGTGCTCAACAAGCTCGATCACATCAAGAGCGCCTACACGCCCGCCGTCTTCGAGTGGTACCGGGCCCAAGGGCGTACCAGCAAGAAGCCCATGGTGGGGGCTCTGGTCTTCTTCAACTTCCCCGACTCCCTCGATCGGATCCAGCACATCGGTTTCGTCGATCGGGTCGACGACGACTACATCTGGACCATCGAAGGCAACACCAGCTCCGGCACCGTCGGCAGCCAAGATGACGGCGGGATAGTTGCCCCGCGCAAGCGCCCGCGGGACGCATCGATCGTGGGCTACGCCTACCCCCACTACCTGCCGAGTCCGACGGAGCCCGTCTACGACTTCCCGGTCAAGGCGTGGTTCGGCAAGGGCGATACCGGAGCTGACGTCCGCAACTGGCAGCGGGACCTGAACGGTTACTTCAAGGCCAGGGGATTCCTGAAGCCTCTCGAGGTCGACGGCCACTTCGATGTCGCCACGGTCCAGGCCACCAAGCAGTTTCAGCACGAGCAGCACCTCGACGTCGACGGCCGGGTGGGGCAGCACACGATCCGCAAACTGGAAACGATCCGTGACCGTCAGAGGAAGAGGGAGGACCGATGAACGGTCGAGAGCGAACCATCATCATCGCCGTCGTTCTCATCCTCGTGCTCGCCTACGCCGCCGCGAACGTGATCTTGGTTCTCAACGGGACGATCGATGCGGACAAGTTCGACGGTCGATACAACGGGATCCTGCTCTTTGCAGCCGGGCTCTTGGTGAAGCTGCCCCAAACGAAGGAGGAGGTCGAGGCAACCGCGAACACCACCACCTCGATCGAGAACATGAACGCCGAGGTAGAGACCCTCACAGCTACTGAAAAGTGAGCAAGCCCTGTGTGACGTGCGACTTTGCCTCGGCCAACGGCCACTTCCCCGGCAAGGTCGTTCACTGCGACGAGTGCCACCGATCGTGGACGGGCCTTGCCGAGTGTCACTGTTCTGACTGCCATCGCCACTTCTCGGGTGACTCCGCCTTCCAGGCCCACCGCGAGCACGGCGAGTGCCGTGACCCCTCGATCCTGAAGGACAAGAACGACAAGCCCAGGTTCAAGCCGATCCAGCGTAAGGATGGGTTCGTATGGGTCCGCAACGTGGACTTCGGCGGGATTCCCGGAGCGCCTTCCCAGGACGTTTCTAAGCGACCTAATAAGAAGGTGGCTCCCACAGAACCCAAGGAGTCTGCTGTCGCCTAGAGGCGGCGACGTGCCAAGCGATTAGCCCGCTAGGAATACCCCACATCGAGCCAACTGTTGCAGTCGAGTTCACCGTTCGGTATCAGATCGTTTGCGGGCTCGACCAACTCATTCAGCTTGTTGATGCCGGAGAAATAGCTCGCCGCCCATCGGCGCAGCGGATCGAATAAGGGCGTCGTTATCTCAGCGATCTCACTAGCGACGGCCTCGTCCCCCTTCAACGCATGCCCAGCGCCCATCTCGGCCAACGTTCGCGCCTCTGCTTCGACCGCCAGGTACCACTCGTCGAGGTCATCGTTGATGAGGTCGCTGTCGTTCAACGCATCGTTCAAGGCCCCGGCTACGTCACACATCTCATCCGCCGAAGAGGCTGGGTAAGAGGTAACCGCGTCCTCGAGGCCGAGGGTCATCTCCCAATCCTGCTCACGGAGCTGCGCGAGTGAGTAGTTAGGGCCCTCGTGGCTACCGATCTTGATGCTGTAGAACTTCGTCTCTGGTACCTCGGGGACCTTGAACGTCACGATGCAGCCGAGATCCGGAAAGAGAGCGATCTTGTTCGGCGATGTCTGAGCGCTACCGATGATCTCGTTCTTCTCGTTGCGCAGCTCGACCTGGCTCTCGTCGATCGCATATCCGCTACCGCACTCGGGGGCTGCGAGACGGCCTGCTATCTCATGGGTGGGCTTTGGTTTAAAGAGGAGGAACCCCCCCACGAGCAGCACCACGACCAACGCGCCGAGACCCACCTTCGCCCATCGATTCGACAAGAAGCTCAT